CTGCTCCTGCGGCGTGTCGTAGCAGTCGCTGCACACCAGAATGCGCAGGTTCTGCAGCGCCGCACCGCGCCAGTCCATCTGCCACTTCAGATCGACCCAGTTGTAGCGGAAGCCACAGCGGTCGCAGATGGCATGGGCCTGCGGGTTGTTCGGATTTGTGCGGGCTCTGCCCGCCTGTGACGCATAAGCCATCAGGGCCTCCAGTAGCCGGAGACCATGGGCGAGATATAGTAGTTGGCCGTCTCGACGTTCTGCGTGGCGGCGATGCTGTAGGCCTCGTCGGCCAGTGGCTTGATCATCTGCACCTTCTCGGGGGCCCAGATCATGGCCAGACGCTCCGCAAGCCCAAAGGCGAAGGCCTCTTGAAAGTAATAGGGCATTTCCACCTGCTGGGCGTTGGTGAAGTTGGCGTCGGAAAGCTGCCGGACCCGGTAGAAGTTGAACGAGGTCTCATTGCCGTCCGGCACCGGCCAAAGCGTCACGGTGGGCGCGAGCAGGCGGTCGAACCAGTAGGTGGTTGGGAAACCTTGCTGGTTCGGGTTGGGGTAACTGGCGTACTCCGTGCGGCTGATCGGCAGGATCAGGCGGTTCGTCGTCACGCCGCTGGAGGTCGTGACGATATAGGCGTCCAGCATCGCAACCGTACTGGGCAGTACGCTGTAGGTCGCGGTGCCCTGCACAAGCGGGATCACCTGCAGATCGACCGCCCACAGGTTCACGCCCTGAGATGACCACCGGCCCAGCATCATGTTGGCAGCCATGCGGGCCGATTCCATGTGCTCCTGCAGTATCTGGGTTCCCCGGATGCCGCACAGATTGAAGGCGTAGAGGGTTATCTCACCGAGCGATGGGTTGAACGTGTAGGTATTGCTGATGGCCACGTTCCTACCCCATGCTTATACGTAGTCGATCTGGGCGGTGTATCCGGTCGGGGCGGTGGTGTCAGTATCGGCGTAAGCTCCCGTCACCGCAAAGCTGATTGCGGTGGAGAACGACAGGCCGAAAAGGTCAACCACAGTCAGGCCCGCCGGGGGCACGGTGATCGTATAGACCGGCGTGGTGGTGCCGACTGTGACGGACGCCGTGTTGTAGAGCTTCAGGTAGTTGTTGCCGGTGGCGCTGGAGGCGACCGTGATGCGGTGAACCTTGCCGCCGGAGGCCTTCACAGCGCCGACCGCCGTGGTGGTGACGTTCGCGGTGCGGAAACTCGTCAGGCCGTTCGAGGCGGTCGGGTTGACCGTGTTGGCTGCGTAGGGCGGCATGGTGGAGTTGGGGTCCAGACCGGCGGTCACGATGGCCACGTCCGGCGCGGAACTGGAGATCGTGGTGATCGTCACGCTGCCGGTGCCGGTGATCGCGCCGGTCAGGATGAACTGGAACTGCGGGTATCCGGCGCAGGGCACCGTCCAGCCCTGAATCTGGGCCGACCCGAGGTTCGGGATCACATAGGAACTGTCGGTGTTGTACGACGACAGGCGGGCGCACTTGACCGGGATGAAGGCCGCGCCGTCCCACACGTTGAACTGGATCGTGCCGCCCGTGATGGTCGAGGCGCTGCTGATCGTAATGGCGACCGTGTCCAGACCGGCGGTATTGAGCGTGACCGCAGTCGAGGTCGTGGTCGCGCTCGTCCACACCGCGACGATGGGCGAGGCGTACTGGTTGAAATTGCCGCTGTCTGTAAGGCCGGACATGGGATGCTCTCCTTAGAACGACGGCGAAGCGTTTTGGACGAAGACGGTGCTGACCGCGCCCGTGGTGGCGGCAGTCGGCGTGGCGGCGTTCATGACAACCCGCGCAAAGGCCGGAGCGTAGGTATAGCTCGACTGGGCCGAGACGTTTCCGCCCACGACGGCCGGATCGGCGGAGTTGATCCACACAAGCTGGTAGGCGAGCGTCGGGTTGGTCGCGCTGTTGGGATCCTGCAGGGTCTGCTGGATCGTGTAGTTTTGGTTGGTGCCGAAGGCGGTGGTGATGCTGGCCTGAATGGCGGTCGGGAAGGGCGTGTACTCGTCCAGACGTACCCACGGGCTCGACGCCACGCCGTTGGTGCCGACCGTGATGGCTGCCGCGAAGGCGGCCGAGGCCACGATGCTGGTGACCGTCTTGAAGTCGAGGTTGGTGAAACTGGTGCCGGAGTTCACGGCGGTCAGCACTTCCGTGATGATCGAGCCGTTGACGTCAGTTCCGGTGATGGTCAGCGTCTTGCCCGCGTCCGATCCGGTCGTGGTCAACTGAACTCGACGAGCCACATCCAGCGTGGCGACCGTATTGGTATAGAGGGTCGTGGAACTGACCGTGCCTGCGCCGGACAAGATATAGGTGCCCGTCAAGCCCACGGTGGTCGTCTGGCCGGGGCCAGCGGGCGGCCCGACAACCGTCAGCCCCGAAGGCACGCCAAGTCCGCCCACCGCCTGCCCAAGCTGGATCACGCCGCTCGATACCGCCGTCACCACCAAGGTGTTGCCGGAGATCGACGCAGTGAAGGTTGCCGCTGCGGTCGCCAAAGTGCCGTTAATGGCAAGTTGAGCAGCCCCCGAGGGCGTCTGCGACGTGCAGATGTTGTTGGCGCTGGCGGTGGCGAGGGGGCCGACCGTGACTGTCTGTGCGCGCATTAGTTCGACCCTCTAAAAGTTTCGCCCGAGATTAGCACTTAACGTCCCAACGCTTAAGGGCCAGATTGATCCGACTGTTGGGATCGTGCGCCGTCTTGGGAGACGTGAGCTTTTCCTTCATCCCGCACATGCGGGTCCTGAAGTTCTCCCGGCGTTGCGCCGCCTCGGGGCTGTGGGCCGCCTCAGACGCCGTCACCGGCTTTTTGATGTTATGCCCCTCGGCATGCAGAGACGCCCGTCCACGGGCGTTCAGGCCGCCCTCTGGGGACTGTCCTTCCTTGCGGGTCCAAGCTCCAGACATCTTGCCCTCCTTACGGCAAAACGGGGGCGCTAAGGCCCCCGTCCGCGTAGCTCCGCTTCCGAGGCCGGAGCCTCAGTCCATTTCCAAATCGAGCTTGCGGCCCTTCGGGGCTTCGCCGTGGAAGGCGGAGGTGAAGGGGTGGCTGTCAGAGCCGACCTTGCCACCGGACTTGCGAGGCTTGCGGCCAGCGTGATGCTTGGAATGCTCACCGTGGACGTGGCCGACGTGCTTGGCCATGTGATGCTTCACATGACCACCGTGACGACGGTGCTTCTTGGTGCCCTCTTCCTGCAGACCGAAGCCTTCGCCCTCTTGAGCGCCGTGCAGAGCCTTGCCGCCACGCTTGCGGGCAGCCCGCTTCGTGGTGGTGTGATGCTCGGCACCAAAGCCTTCGTGGTGCTTGCCGTGGATGCCGTGGGAGGCATGGCCGTGGGCGTGCATGACGCCGCCGCCGGTCTTCCGGTGGTGACGCTTGTGCTTCACATGGCCGCCGTGCTTGCGCTCCTCGGCTTCGTGATCGATTTCCCTGGCGTTGGTCCGGTCTTCCGGCTCGTCGCGCAGGTCCATCTCTGCTTCGTTGACGCCGCCGGTAGCCCGGTGATGACGCCCGTGATGTTCATGATGCTTCATGGCTCTACCCTTAAGCCTGCGTGACGCCAAAGAGGCCGGTGGCCGTTGGCACGTTATACAGCAGCGGCGACTGCCGTACAATGAGACGGGCGGAGCCCGTCGTGGGGGCGCTCTGAAGCACGTAGGTGCCCCGGACATCGCCCGTGGTCTGAACACCAGCGCCGACACCCGTTCCGGTGGCGGTGGAGGTGACAGCAGCCGTGTAGCCCGTGGTGCCAGTGACCAGCGTGGGGGCCGTGAGGCTGGCGGCGGCATAATAGATGATCGTGTCGCCGAAGTTGTCGGTACGGAGCGGCAGGCCAAGAGTAAGCGAAGTTCCGACCGAGTAAGACACCGCGCCGCCCGACGTCGAAGGCGTGATCGACGCAATGTACTTGAAGGCCTTGAGGCCAGTCACCGCAGACGACGACGAGGTCGGCACGATGATGTTTTCCGTCATCGGGTATCCGTACACGTCGTAGCCCGACACCGCGAAGGTCACGGCGGCGGTCGTGGTCGTGGACGGAGTGATGATCAGAGCGCGGGCGCACAAAGCCTGCGGGTTCCAGAGTTGGACAGAGCCGACCTGACCGAAGGGCTGGCGGGAGGCGATCACACCGCTGATGGTCGAACTACCGGCCGTGGCGGTGATGGTGATCGGAGAGCCGCTGGTGCCCGCCGCCACAGGAGCGCCGGAGACCGTGTAAACACCGGCAAAGCCAGTGCCAGCGGCGTTGGCAGAGCCAGTGCCGACGTTCGGGCCGTAGCCCGTGATCACCGTACCGGCGGCGATGCCGGTGCCGCTGATGACCATGCCGATGCAAAGCTGCGGGGCAGTCTGCGCGGTGATGATCAGCAGGTTACCGGCGGTGCCGCTGGTGCCGTTCGAGATGTAGCCTGACACCGAGGTGTAGGCGTCAACAGCCAGAAGGCCGGTGACCAAAACGCCGGTATCGGCACGCGCGATGGCCACGCCGGTCGCCACGCCGGTCGAAGCCGACGAGGACGAGACGAGGGTCATCGCCGTGGCGGCCGCGACAGTCGCGGAGGCCGCAATGGCCGTGGCCGAGTTGGCCGCGATGCTGCAGTTCAGAGTGACAACGTCGTTGACACCGAGGAAACCGCAGATCGGCTGGCCCATGTCTTGGCCGGGCGTGTAGGTGTACGGCTGGCGGGGGTCGAGGATGCCAGAGCCGTTGTAGAACATCGAAGGAGCGGCTTCGCCGTTGTATTCGATGGCAGAGTAAGTGGACTGCCCGAAAGTAACGAGCGGCCCAGCAACTGCTGAAATAGACATGCCGCTATCTCCTTACGAGGTCGGGAACGAACCGTAGATCGCGCGCCAGTTATAGTAGCCGAAGCTATAGCGCTCGTAGCCCTTGACCAGCAGATTGTCCGTCACGAAGTCCACCTGCATATCCGTCTCGAACTTGACCCGCTCCATGTAGGCGAGGCCGTCGATGTTGGTCAGCAGGAACCACGCGAAGGACGAGGTGAGGAAGTCGTCAACCATGTAGCCTTCCGGCAGACCGCCAGCGGTCGTCAGGATTGCGTTGACATCGTTGTCGGCAGTGCCGGGACGAAGCTCGGTCTTGGTCAGGCGGATGGCCACCGGCTCAAGCTGCGGCGGGACGATCAGCTTCCGGCCGCGAGCGAACACCTTCAGACCGGCTTGGTCCTTGAAGTTCGTGCGGATGGAGATCATGCCGTTCAGCAGGGTGCTCTCGTTGAGGTCAACCTGCGTCAGCGGGGTGTTGGCGACCGTACCACTGTCGATGGGGTGGGCGGTGGAGC